AGTGGCCGTACTCCCTGGGCTACGGGGCACCAAAAGGGTTCGTGCATTGCGGGATGCGCCCCGGCAAACCCCGGGTAAGGTGGGATTACTGACACCAGACCCATGAAAAAAGGCGGCAAAGGCTCCAAGGGCGGTGGCGGCAAGAAGGGCTACTGATGGCTGACCCCAAGGCCGGCCTGTACATCAACATCAAGCGCAAACGGGACCGGATCAAAGCCGGATCTGGCGAAACCATGCGCAAACCAGGGGCCAAAGGGGCCCCCACGGCTGCTGCGTTCAAACAAGCCGCCAAGACTGCCAAAAAGAAGTAGGAGAACCGGGCTTCCTACCGCTTCACCAATGGTGTGATGACACCAGCCAGGATTTCAATGGCTCGGTACAGCTTGACCGCCATCCGGCTGTATTTGCCCAGGGCTTCGTTGTCCTTTGGGGTGGGTGTCAGGTTCACGATGGCCACTGCAGCGCCGTGGACAGCCACTGCAACGGCTACGTACTCAGCAAGCCTGGTGGTCATTGAGCTGAAGGGTCACTGGTTGCAGTTTGCCAGCCCTTGGTCAGGTTGTCTGCCGCCTCCTTGGCCAACCACTTGGTGATCGTGGCCTCGCAGTGCCAAGCAGCGTTCAGGATCTCTGCTGTGGCCAGGAGTCCGGACCAGTCTTCCGCCTCGTACAACTCCAACAACGTCCGCTGGACCCGTTCTTCCCGGAGCTCCAGTTCCAAGCTGCGTTCAAATTGGTTCACTGGTGCGGCACGTGCATCCGGGCCTCCAGTGTCGCAACCCGTTGCTCCACGGAGTTCAGGCGTCCAAAGGTCTCCTTGCGGTCCGCCTTGATGTCGACGTGCAGCTCTTCCAGCCTGGTTGCTACGTTCTCCACGGCCACGGTCAGACGCGTCACGACCTCTCTGTTGTTCGTGTTGCCACGGATGGCACCTGTCGTGCCCATCAAGATCGCGGTCAACGTCGACCCGACCAGAGCTGCAATGATCTCAACCATGGTCGGCGCTGTCGTCGATTTACCTTAGCGGCCCTGTCCACGGCTCTTCTTGCGCCCACGACGACGCGGGCGTGAGTTTTGGCCCTGGCCGATGCTGGTCGTTTTGGGTGGACCTGGTCGATGGTCGATGCGGCCGGTGCCGACTTTGGCTTTGACTGCCATCAGTCGAGCCCCAGCAAGGTGCGCAGTTCGGCCACGGTCAGGCCGGCGGCCGCAAGCCTTTGCTCAGGGGTCGGTGGCGCTGGAGCAGGCGCTGGCTCCGGCGCAGGCAGGGGCTCATTGCCGGACTCCAGCCACTCCAGGTACTCCCGGTAATCGCGGTTGGCGGGGTCAGGTGGGATGAACGTGTTGTCCGCAATGCGGAGAATCGACGAGGCTTGTGTGAGTTGGTAGGTCATGGTTTACAGCTCCGCAGAAAGGGTGGCGGCAAGGCCTACGGATGTCGTGGTGCCGTTAAGGCTTCCGTTGCCAACCAAGCCGTCAACCCTCAACGTTACGTTTCCGTAAAAGGCCGATTGCATGGAAAAAGTAGCCCCAGTTGACTGGGTTGTCCAAGCTGTCCCGTTGAAAAATTGGAACCCATACTGGTCAACGGCAATCGAAGGTGTTGCCCTGAACGTATTCAGTCCTTCGGGCGTAATAAAACATTGGTTAGGCCCTGAATACGCACCGCCGTTGAGAGTAACAGTCTTAAAGTATCTGCGACAAAGCTCCAGTTCCAAGCCAATGGGCCTGCGTTCAAACGGGGTGGCGGCAGAGCCTGGTTCGATCTGGACTTGTGCTATGTCAAATGTGCCGGACTGATGGCCCAAGGTGTTGGTGCGGGCATCAAATGAAGAACCGCCGTCAAACCAGATTCCCACGTTTAGAAAGTGGTCGTTATTGGTGCCAAGTGTCTTGCCGCTGATTGAAGGCAGGGTTGCCGTGACTGTGACTTTTTGCCAGCTGGTACCAATGGAGACCTTGCTGACCCCGATAGCTTCAACTGTTGCGCTTGGGGAGCCACCAGAACCAAAAACTTGTGTTAGTTCTGTGGAAATGTTCTTAATGGCATCTGCCTTGGCCCAGAAGCTGAGAGTTACCTGCTGCCCCGCAAAGCTCCGAACATCTTCAATGCGTTGAAGCAAAATTGAATAATTGGCGGACCCGGTCACGGAGCTAACGACCGTTCGACAAAAGTACGTTGGCTCATTTGGTACTGCTGTTTGCCCGAGCGTGAACGCCTGTCGCGTTGCTGTGTGAGTTGTACCTAGGCGAGCATGAACCCATCGATCAGCGCCGTACTCGTTGCCCGTAAAGCTCGTCCCCCGTTGCCAGACGTCAAAGTTGCCGTTGATGATGCGGTTGCGCAGGCCTGCCAGGGGACCGTCGTTGATGCTGCTCACCGTTGGCGCGAAGCCTGACGCGAGCTTGGCGACCGTGACGGCGCCATTGGCAATCTTGGTTTCAGTGACGGCACCACTGGCGATCTTGGCCTCAATGACCGCCCCGGAGCCAATCTTTGCCTCGGTGACGGCCCCACTGGCGATCTTCGCCTCCGTCACGGCCCCGGTGTCGATCGTCCAAATCGTGCCCCCGACCGACGTCGTGATGTCGCCCTTGTCCCCATTGGGAATCACGTTGGCCAGCCCTTCTTCCTGGCTGTCGCTGAGCTCCTGCTGGGTGTAGATGGACTGCTTGGCGTTCGTGTCGAGATCAGCTGCGACCAGGGTTGCCCCATCGGCAAAGTCGACCAGCGGTGCCGTCAGCGGGGTCTGCCGGTACACCCGCACCACCGCCCCGTTGGCTGGGGCCACATCCATCTGAATGGTGCTGCTGTTGACCCACGTAAAAGTGACGGGAGAACCAGCCACCGACGCGAGCACGTGTTCCCGACGGATGTAGCCAAAGGCCACGGGGAACTGGGTAGTGGTCCCGTCGCCCGTGTAGTTGTAGTACGAGTAAGCCATCGGCGGTTATCGGGGGGTTGGGGACCAGGGCGACTGCATGCCGAAGTTGGCTTCAAACGTGGCCTGGGTTTGGGCGGCTTTGTTTTCTGCAATCATCCTCGCAAGCTCTGGCTCTGATGCCAAGAACTCAGCCTTGATGTACGGCTTGTAGTAGTTGATCTCCTTGTTGATGCGAATGGCCCGGGCACTCTGGGTGGCTTTACTGGGCTCCGGGGGCGGGAGCTGCCAGTAGCTGGAACCCGGGGCCACCATGGCGGTCAAGCCCTGGTGCAGCGTCGATCCACGGCCAGGCGGAACGAACTGGCTGGTGATCATGGCCAGCTTGTTCAACTGGGTCTGGTTCATCCGGAAGTTCGGTATCCCCAGTTCGTTGGGACTCCAGACCTGGAACGCGGTGCCGCGGCCAGACAGTCGACCGAGCTCGATGTCGACAGGGTCCTCGCTGCCCTGACGGGTGGGACTGAACGACATTGGGCTCATGCTGTTGGCCAGGCCCCGGAGCCAAGGCTGGTCCTGCGGCAAGTAGTTGACGCCCCAGGTCTGGTCGATCGGCACGGGCTCACCGGTCAGCGGGTGCAACACCGGCGGCAACTGGTCCGACAGGCCCGGGATCCGACTCGCAAACCGCTGGGCCAGCTCATGGGCAAAGGCAAACGGCTGCGGCAACTCGGATTTCTCGATGGCCCGTTGATACGAGTCCGCGCCTTTGCGGGTGTTGTTGAAAATGGCGGGCATGAACCCAGCCAGGCGTCGTTGCACGTAGCCGGAGAACGGGTCGATCTGGCCCTCGGTCGGCACAAAGTCCTTGGTCTGCAGCTCCGAGACCAGATTGAAGATCTCGCCGATGGACTTGTACATGTCCTTGGTGAACTGCGCAAAGCCCACCTGACGGGCTTGTTCGGCCACGGCCAAAACAAAGTTCGATGCCAGCACCTCCCGGTCCTCCTTGGGCAAGCTGTTGGTCATGTCCATGTGCAGGCCAATCAGCGAAAAGACATTGGACACGGTGTCCAGTGCCTGCAGGTCCCACCACCGTGACACCTGACCCGTTGCCGGGTTCTTGAACCGAATCGAGTACGGCTGACGATTGAGGCGCTGCATCTTGGACTTGGTCTGGGCGTCGTATGACCCAGGTCCGCTGAACTCAACGAAGCCGCTGGTGGCCAACGTGACCCCACCGATGAGTGTCATCGACGCGGTGGCGATCTCACCAATGGCCCGGGCCCTGGTGTTGCGGTCTTCGCTGTAGACATCCCGGTAGAAGGTGTCCACAAACGGAGCCCCGAAACCGGTGGCCCGCATGGCCGCCTTGGTGATGTTGGCGGGGCTGGTCGGGAACGGGTTCAAAATGCCCAGCAGTGGTGTCCCGCTGATGGCGTCCTTGAACGCCTTGGGGGCCCAGCCCACGGCCTGGCCAACGCCCATGCCGCGCTGTGCCCACAGCGGCGGCTCCTCCTGCATCCACGCAATGGCCCGCTTGTTGATCTCGGCGGTGTCGGTCAGCCCTTCTTCCTTGGCCTTGGCAATGCCGTACTCGTAGCTCCGCTCCTGGAACTTGATGTCCAGGGGATCGGTGAAGTTGATCCAGTCCATCGCGGCCTTGGCGTGGACCCCGGTGAACGCGCCGTTCTCAATCGTCCGGTCGTTCAGGATCACGTTGGTCCACTGGTTCTCGATGCGGTCGTCGGTGATCTTGCTGGCCTCGGCCCAAGCCGCGTCACCAGTCAGGCCACGGGCCTCAGCTTTCTCCAGCTCCAAGCCCATGATCCGGCTCCACTCGGCACTGGGTCCGATGAGCGACGAGAAGAACGTGTCCAGCGAACCGGAGACGCGGCCAGAGACGCTCAGCGCCTGCCAAGCGGTCTTGGCGAACAGGGCCGGGATGTTGGTGGTCTCGGGGTCAATCCACCACGGGTTGTCCAGGGTGTTGGCCGGGTCCCGGGTCTCGCCAAACAACGACGTCTGGTCCTCTTGCTTCAGGTTCCGTTGCGCAATGTCCATCGACGAGGCGCCCAGGTTGCCAAAGCTCTCACCAGTCCGGAACGATTCCCCGACCAACCGGAAAGCGTTGGACCAGTTGGCCACGTACTGGCCGTACATGGCCATGTCCAGGCCGGCCTGCCGCATGGCCCGGTACGCGGCTTTGTTGTCACCCTTGAGGGTGGCGACGCCAGCTGTTGCGGTCTCAGCGATGGCCTGGTTGATGGGCATCGTGATGGCCCGGTACGTCGAGCCAACGATCATCTTGGTCCAGGTCTTTGGCGACCAAAGCAACGCAGCCCGGTACGCCTGCAGGAACATCTCCTGGTTCAGCCGGCCGACGTCGACCTTGCTCACGATGCTGTTGAGCTTGGCCCGCATGCCCGGGTTGTTGCGGCTGGAGATCACGACCTGGGTCGCTACTTCCGTCATCTCGACGGCCTCGGGGCTCATGACCCCTTGCTCGATGTCGGCCCGGATGGCTGGGTCGATCTTGCCCAGGACCGTGTTCATGGGGTTGACGAGCTCGGCGTCGATGTCGGTGCCCATGGATTCGGCCGTCACTGGGACCTCGGGCTCCACCGCTGCCTTGGATCCGACGACACGGTTGGCGACGTTGGGGTCAAAGATGACGGTCTCGGGGGCGGCAAAGCCGCCGGCCAGCTCAAAGTCCGGGCTGAACCGGATGCCGGAGTAGCCCTGGCCCAGGGCCCAATCCCGCACTGCAGTCTTCTGGGCATTGGTCAGGAACAGGTGGTCTTCAAACTTCTCCAGGGAGCCAAGGTTCAGCTCCTGCACCAGGTCGGCAATGCGCTTGTCCATGGCCACCAGGTCCAGGATCCGCACGTCACTGGGCAGGTCGCCCGCTGCTGCAACCTCGCCATAGGCGCCTGCGTACATCGACGTCTCGGCGAAGTACACACCCCGGCCCAACAAGTTGCTGCCTTGGTTGCCGGCCTGGAAGCCGTCTTTGATGATGGCCTCGGCCGCCTCTTGGCTGGTGCCGTGGTACAGCATTGTCCCAGCTGGCACCTGCCGGTGCGTCGGGTCAAAGTCGTACCGGACCTGCATCACGCTCAACCGTTGGCCGTCTTTCCGGCTGGCGGTCATCAGGGCGGTGTCGAGGCGGTGCTGGTCCTCAAGGCCGGCCCAGAGCCGTTGCATCGACGCGGCACGGTCGGCCTCGTCCACAGCGGACTGCCACTCGATCGCGGTCATGCCGTTCTGGGCGGCGACGTGGTCCCGGTGGATCAGGTTGGCAGCCAGGGCAACCAGGTCTTGCTGGGACCTGGGGTCACCGCGGCGTGCAGCTTCGAGCCTGGTCGTTGTTGATTCAACGGCCCACCTGTCGGCGTCCAGCTGATCCATGGCGGCCTTGATGACCGCTGGCTGGCTGTAGCTGGCGTCGCCCGTCTGCTGGGCCCTGCTGGTCAACATCTCGCCCAGGGCCTTGTTGCTGGCGATCAGCGCATCCGGGGGCTCCGGCACGTACTGGGTGTTGCCGGACCTGCTGGTCAGACGACGCACGTCGCTGGCCCCCATTTGGGCAATCTCCTCGGGGGTCAGGTCCCCGGACTCCAGAGCCTGCAGGTTCTGGTCGATGCGGCGTGCGAACTCAGCGGGATCCGGGGGATCAGCAGCGAACTCGATGCCGGTGTCAGCGGCACCAGCAGCACCCCGGTCCTTCATTTGGCCCAGGGCCGCCTTCTCGAACACGTCGTCCCAGGTCTTGTACTTGCCGCCGCTGAGCAAGAAGTTGATGGTCTGGTCGATCAGGCTCTTGATCTTGGTGAATACACCGCCGGCTTTCTCCGGCAGCTGGAGCCCCCGGGCAAATCCAGCAAACGCTTCAGCAGTGGTTTCCTTCAGGTTGATGGTGCCGTCACGGAACTTGGCAGCGTTTCTGGCGTTGCCAAGGCTTTCGGCGTTCTGGGCTGCCAGTTCCCGGATCGCCTTCTCGCTGCGGGCCAAGATCCCCTGCTCCGCGTCGGTCAAGAACCACCGCTGAAGCCGGTGGAACGACTCGTGGTACGTGGTGCTCAGCATCTGGGTGAACGACTTCGTCACCCCGTACGCCGACATGGCCACACGAATCTGGTCGTCGGCCATGCTCCCGCCAAACAACGTGCCCGGTCCATACGTGCCAGCAAGCTCCACGCTTTGGCCGACCAGGCTCATGTCGCCGTACGCCTTGGCCTGAGCCGGTCCGTAGACCTCCTCAATCCGCTCCTGGATCCTGAAGTCCGTGATGCCGCTGATGTTGAACGCGATCCGGGCCAACTCATTGGCTTCCCGCTCGGTGATGCGGGAGGCCCCGGTGTACCCCTCGCCAACCGTGCCACCGACGCCGGTCTCGACGCTGCGCCACCCTCTCAAGTTGGGCAACTCTGCCGAGAACTCGTAAAACTGCTTGTACGCCTGGGCCACGGCCTCTGTGTCAGGGGTGGTCCGGCCCATGGACTTGTCGTTGCGGGCCGCGTCTACGTCCAGGCCAGGAATTGCATCGGGGTTGAGGATCGCCCCCTTATTCCGCACTAGGTCCAACGCCTGGTCGATGCTCATGGGCTCAGCGCCGGGGTTTGTCGACCAACCGACCAAACTTTCGGCAGCCGCCGTGACTCGACTTTCGCCAGTCTTGGCCGTGATCTTGCGGCCGGCAGCAGGTGGAATTTCGATGGCGGCGACGGGTGGCTCAATGGCAGCAGCAGCCACGTCGCCCATGGGCTGGACAGCCACGCCCCGACGACCGAGCCAGGTGCCCAGCTCACCAGCCAGCTCGGTGTCGCCAGCCTCCTCGGCCAGCGCCTGGCGTTCCAGGGCGGTGCTGATCGTCTCGTTGTCAACGGCAGGCGCCACGTCGACCGGCTTGGCCTGGATGGGCACCGGGTTGCCCGCGTTCTCAGGGGCCTTGACCTCAGGCAACGCCCGCAGATCAATCTCTCTCTTGCCACTGGGCAGGCCGAAGTCCCCGGTGAACACGATGCCGTCGTAGCCCTCCTGCTTGGCCACCCGTGCGACCTGGGCCACGGTGGCGGTCGCAGGGAGCCCCAGGAACGAACGGGCGTCAGCCAGGTTCTCGGCCTCCAGGGGATCGGCGTACCCGGTGGCCGGGGCTTCGGCCGCTGCTGTTGGCTCCTCGATCTGCCGAGCCACCGCTTCGTCCTGGATCAACCGGGGTCCATTCATCTCCTCGGAGATCGCGTCCCTCAGCCGCTGCAAATTGAACTGCACCAGGTTCGCCGCGGCCTTGGGGCGACCTGCGCCCTTGGGCAGCTGGCCAGCCAGCTCATTCAAGATGTTGCGCACCGGTCCTTCGTACGCGGTGACGCGGTTAAACACAGCCACGGCTTCAGCCGCCAGCTTCCGGGCTGCTTGGCTGCCTTCGACGTTGATGGCGTTGCCGGCGGCCTCCAGGTAACTGGTGTTCTTGGCCTGGGACGCAGCAGCCAGGGCTCGCATCTCGACAGACAGCTGCTTGTACGCAGCGGTCCTGATGTCGATCAGGTCGACCACGTTGCTGGTCTTGAACATCTCCTCGAAACCAGGCAACACAGGCCCCCCGTCGCCTGTGCCGGTGCTGGCGAACTTCGCCTCCTGCATCGCTTGCACAATCTTCTCGGCCGACCACTTGCCAGCGATGGCTTGCTTGGCGACGTCGCTGATCACGGCCTCGTCAACCCCTTCGGCGGAGCCCAGGGCCACAGCCTTGGACGTGGCCAAGTCACCAGTGGCGGTCTTGTCGAAGAGCCACTGAGGGAGCCGGCTTAGGGCCACACCCTCGGACGCCAGTTTGCCGTTGAGGTTGACGTTCTGGAGACGCAGGTCCTCGACGGACATGCCGGTGTCCCGGAAAACCTTGGCAGCGTCGATCGCCGTGCCTTTGTCGTCCTTGATGTTCTGCAGGGCCCCGGTCATCCGGGCATCTGCTGCTGTCGGTGCGTCGATGTACTGGACATTGATGACTGGGAACCCGGAGCGGTTGGCCAGCTCCAAGCGGTTGTGGCCATTCACCACATAGATCTGGCCAGGGGCCCCTAGTTCGCCCTGGGTGTCGCGCCAGACGCTGATGACCCCGCCGTACCGGGGGTCGTAGACATTCTCTTCAGCCAGGGACCCACTGCGACCGGTGGCTGTCTGGCCCTCTGCTTTGTATTGGAAGACCTTGGGAGCCGCGGCCACCAGCCCGGTCTCAATGGTTGCGACCTGGTCGTACGACGGCTGGTTCATGCCCGGGAGCTGGCCCTGGGGCACAGCAGCAGCCTCTGGTGCAGTCACCACCTCCTTGGCGGCTTCTGATTGCAGCCGCTGTGTTGCGACGACCAGCTCGGCCTGGGCCTGCTGCAGCGCCACTGCTGCGTCTTGGGGCGTGGCTGGTGCGCTGGGTGCCGGGATGGTGCGCTCAGCACCGGGGTCCGGCATGAGACCCAGTTCGACGCCTGCGTCCTCCCGGGCTTTGCGACCGATCTGTGTCAGCTGCCAGGACTTGAGGCGCTTGCCTTCGACGTCGACCCCTTTGGTGATCTCGTACCCAAGGGCCCGGTCGACGATGTCGGCCTGGACCTGCATGTTGGTCAGCGGATTGCCAAGCACGTACGGCTTGTTGCTTTTCGCTGGATTGGCATCCATGTAGAGCTGCTTGCCGATGTCCCACATGGACCACGACTGGCTGCCGGCATTGGGACCAAGTTCGATGCCGAGCTTTGCAGCTGCGTTGTTGAACGAGGCCCGGAGTTTCTGTGACGTCGCCTCGATGGCGATCTGGTCTTGGCCAGCCAAGGCCTGGGCGTACCTCTGGCCACTGGCGTTCAGGGGACCAGCAGCAGGGTTGACGTCGCTGTAGTTCAGCTTGGGCGCGTACGACTCAACCGGCAGCCTCTGCGGGGCCTGGGGTGCCAGGGTTCCCTGGACCTCGACGCCGGTCCGTTCCCACAGGGGCTGACGACGCAGGCCCTGGTACACCTGGGACGAGAAGGTTGGCTTGCCGGACACCACCCTTGGTGCCGGAGTTCCCGCACTTGGGACACTCGGGGCCGCGGCGGTGGTCGTGGCTGGTGCCGTGGCCGCGTTCTTTACGGCGGCATCGGCTTGGCCGACGTTGATCGTGCGTTGGATGACGTCGGCAAACGCCCGCTTGGTGGCACCTGCCATGGCACCAATGCCACGGAAGCCAGTGCCCAGGCCACCGCCCAGCGGCACCGACCACACCAGGTCGTTAATGGATTGCTTGATGCGGGCCTGCTCAATCGTGTCGTTCGGGTCAGCCAGCAGGCCCCGGGCCACGACACCTTCAAACGGGGTGCCTTTGACCGTCTCGGCCAAGCTGTCGCTCAGTGTCTTGTCGGTGGGCTTGGTGGCGTAATAGGTGGCAATGGCGCCTGGGATGGCACCGGAGACAGCTTCTTCCGCGAAGATGCCGGCAACGCGCTTGGCGCCACCAGCAGCTTTTAGGCCAGCGGTGGCAGTCTCGAAACCAGCGGCAACCTGGGACACCCCAGGCACCCCGCGGACCAAGGCTTGGGCCGGGGCCCCTGCTCCACGAGCAACGGCAAAGTACGGCACAAACCCAACGATGCTGGCGGCAACGTCCTCGACCGGGTTCTTGGGTTCGACGCGCAGGTTGTCGTAATCGGCCCACCCGGGTAGCCGCACCCGCTGGGCGCTGGGGGCACCAGGGCCGGTGGAGGGCATCCTGACGTCAAGAGGTGACACGCCTGCTGCCACCTGCTCTCGGGCCAGCCGGGCCCGGTCGATCTCAAGTCGAGCTGCATCTGCTGCCCGTTGGCCACCTGCAACCAAGGTCCTGTTGACCCCTTGGCCCAGTGCCGTCGTCGGTGCCGCTTCCTTTGATGCCGCGGCAATGCTTTTGTTCAGGTCTCCCGTTTGGAGAAACGTGGACACACCAGTGCCCAGGGCACTGATCTGCTTCATGGGGTTGAAGTCGTTCAACGTGCCCATAAACCCACCACCTGCCGGCTGTGGTTGCGGCTTGGGCTTGGGGGCAGCTGCTGTGCCCATGCCACCACTCGACACGTAGACCCGGCGCTCCTCCCCGGTCTTGGGGTCACGGATCGTTTGGATAGGCATGGGTCAGTTGGCGATGGGATCAGTTTGAGTGGTCGTCGTCAAACAACCAAGCCTTTCACTTGAGGTATTTGCGAGCCGTCTTTTGCACCTTGTCGTCCTGGGCCTGGTCTCCACCCGGCAGTGATGGCCAGGTATTGCGCAGGAGCCGATCGGCCTCGTCGTAACGACCAGCCCGGATTGCAGCCCAGGCCCGCTTGTTGTACGTGCGGATCCAGGCCGCTGCTGCTTTTGCGGACCTGTTGTAATCCGGGTCTCGTGGATCAATGCCACCCGATGCAGCAATCGCCTCCTTGGAGAACGCCGGGAACGCTTGGAAATAGCCGCGGCCTGGTGAACCTTCAGCGTTGGGAATGTTGCGGATCCTGGTTTCGATGTAGGCCAAGCGCTTCATGTACCCGTCGACCCGGGCCTGAGGGGTCACCGTGGGCTGGGGCTGAGGCTGCGTGCGGGACCTGGTGCTGGTGGGGTTGGCGTACATCATCGACGTCAGGTCGCCTGCTGCAGCCGGTGGCACCAGCAGTTCGCCAAGGGCCCTGCCAGCAATCTGGACGCCAGCCAAGGCCCCGCTCTGCTGAGGGCCCGGACGACGCGCAGGCGTGACTCTTGAGATCTCTTGGCCATCCATGGCCTGGATGCGCTGCCGTTGCTCCTCTGGCACGTCGATGCCCATGAGGCGGAACTGGTTCAAGATCACCTCCGATGGCTTCTGAGCACCAGGACCCGTGGTCAGTGTCTTGAGCAAGGTCCTGAAGTTCTGGCTCGGGGCCCCGTTCAAGAAAGCATCGACGTCGGTGGCAAAGGGCTCAGGCCCCATCAACGGACGGACCTTGGACTGGCCTCGCAGGTTGTTGGCGTCCCGAGGGGCGATGGTGCTGCGGCTCCAGTTGCCGGTGTTCTTTTGGATCAGCTGGCTGGTGTTGGTGTACATGGGGGCTTGGGCGCCACCTGTCTCTTCACGACGCCGGAGCCCGAAGTTGCTGTTGGTCCACAGCTGGTTCAGTGCCTGCACCGGGTCCTTGCCCTCTTTGATGGCCTGCTGCACGGTGTCTTGGGACCTGCGTCGTGCTTCGTCGCGGGCCTTGTACAAAGCCATGGACTCGAAGTCGGCAACAGTCGAACCGCCGTACGAATTGGGGCTCCCGCTGTACGCCTCCCACTCCTTGGACAACTTGTCGATCCGGGCATTGATGTCCCTGTCGTAGCTCCGCACCTCCTTGGAGCCTTGGGCCGACAGTGACGTCTGGATGCTGGTGGCAGTCGTGCTTGAGATCGCACCGGAGTTGAGGTCGACCTGTAGCTGGGCCGCCAATCTGTTGCGAGCAGCCTCGTCGTTCTGGGTCTTGCCGAGCTGCTGGGCGTACCAAAGGGCCCGTTGCTCCTGGACCGGCTTGACGTAGGTCTCGGTCAACTGGCGTTCAGACGCATCCAGCTGCGAGTACCGGGCGGCCCGCAGCACCCCATCGGGTTCCATTGCTGCCCGCTCACGCTCGGCCTGAAAAAAGTTCTTGATCGCAGCCGGGTCAGAACGACGGCCCTCGGGCAACGCGGCACTGAGCCGTGCGTCGTAGGCCTGCTGCTCCTGGATCCCGGCCATCTGGGCCCGCTGGGAGTTGTCTTGGATCTGGGCGGCGTTGGCCTTGGACACCACTTGGTCAAAGTACGCCTCGCCCCCGAGGGTGTTGTACAGACGCAGGGCTTCGTTTGCCGTGCCATCGGCCTTGACTCGTTGGTCGACGGGGCCGGTCATCACCCAGCGCAAGGGGTCGAGAACGGCTGCCATGTCACTGATGGCGCGGCCTTGCTGCCTTGCTGAGACCACGACCTCTGCGGCCCATCTCTCCATGTATTTATTGACCTGGTCCGCTTGCTGCTCTTGGGTCAGGGGCAGCAAACGAATCTTGTCGATGTCGGTCTGCAGCCTGCTGGCTGCCGCCTGAACCGCCTGGTCTGGGTCACCTGTCAGCCGGGCAGCTATGTAGCCCTGGGCGCTGGCCCTCTGATCAACAGAAATCTGGCCAGCAACCCTGATGCCTTGGGCCGTGTTGTACCGCTTGCGCTGGGCTTCGTCGGCCTGCAGCTGAGCTTGAAGAATGATCCCCTGGTTCTTGGCGTAGCCCTGGGTCGACATGACCTGGCCACCGAACAGCAGCTCATCCCGGTACGCCCGGTACCCGGGGTCGTCGGACGGCAAGGAGTTGAGCTCGACGTCCCGACCGTCGACCTTGATGGTCGTGGTGTTGCCGATCCGGTCAGGCAACGACAGGGCCGCGCTCTGCACCGAGTAGTTCTCGATGGACCGCTCCAGCCAGTACTTGCCAACCGAGGAGTTCTGCCGTTCCCGGACGACCTGCAGCATGCGGGCTGCATCTGGGTTGCCACCGGCCGCGGCTTTCTCGAGACTGGCGGCCAGGTCAGCAATGCTGCGAGCCGGGCCGAACCTGCTGGTCTGGCCAACAAAGGCCGCGGCTGCTGCTTCTTCCCGCTTGTCGCGCTCCTGCTTGCTGGCCAGGTACGTTTCGCCAAAGCTCTGCAGGGTCGAGCTGAACCCCCCTAGCGCCCGGGACAGATTCGCCAAGTCTTGGCCCGGGTTCGGCAGGTCCGGTGGCGCAAAGAACTTCGGGGCCCCACCCAGCGTCGGTGCCCCCACCCGTTGAAACGTGTCGACAGGTGTGGCCCGTGGCTGCAGGGCCGGGGCATTGATCGAGCCCTGGGCCAAAGCACCGGCCGACGCGTCCGTGGGGATGCCGCCCAGGAGTTGGGCCGCTGAGGCGCGGCTGACCTCGCCGAAGGACTGACCGGTAGATAGACGGGCCATGAGTTATCCCCTGGTGTACTTGCCACCTTTCCAGGTGTAGCCAGCTTTGTTGATGGAGCTGGCCGTGCTGAGGCCGGAGCCAACGCCACTTATGGCGCCGCTGACCCCCTGCAGCAGGAACGGCGCCATGCTTGGTTTGCTCTGGTAAATGGGTTCCAATGGATCCAGCACCGGTTGCTGGATGTACGGCTGCTGGCTGGCGATCCGGGATCCGCGTTCAGCTGCAACCCCTCGTTTCTGAAGTTGGATCTGGGTGCCAGTGAACGCCAGGTTCTGGCTGGTGGCGTAGTCGAACTGGGCCTGCTGCCTGTAGAAGTCAGCCACCAGATTGTCGACAGTGTTGCCCAAGCGACCGGAGGCAATGATCTCGCCTCGGGCCTTGGTTCCTGCAATCGCACCCTTCTGTTGCTCCTGACTGGCAGCTGCTTGCTCCTGCATCAACCGAGCGTTCAGGGCCCCGATGTCGTTGGCGTAAGCGTTGTCCGCCATCATGCGGTTGATCCGCATCAACTCTTCCTGCTGATTGGCCCGCATCTGCTCGAAGTTCCGAGCGGCACTGGCCTGCATCTGCTGGTACTGGAACCCTTGCTGGGCCTGGGCATTGGCAAACGACACCTGCTGCTGGGCCGCCTGGGCGCCAACCACCGCTTGACCGATGCCAAGACCAGCGGTGACGACGCCCAGGGTGATGGAGATTGGATCACACATGGCCCTAGATCCTCACGAACTCATGGAACAGCCGACCTTCTGTTCCGAAATTGGGGTGCGATGCAATGAAGGTGAACCCCATCCACCGCAGCCATTTGATATGTACCACGTTACGAGCATCTGCCAGATTGAAAAGGACCCGGTACTTGCGTTGCACTTGATCCAGGTGGGTCCTGGCCTCCCTCAAAAACCGGATGGAGTTAAGCCGATCCCGGGCCAGGTCGTCGGTGCACAGCATCCAGATGGTGCCCAGGTCCCCCTGTTGTGGGACGACGCCCCACATGCCCATGGGCCTGCCATCCCTGCCGATCATGGTCATGCACGGAGACCCAGCAAAGAAGCTGTGCAACAGGGACTCCTGAGGCGTGTGGCCCGAGAAGGCCCGCACCTCGGCCACGTCTTCATCCCGCATGTACCGCGCCACATACGGAATATCAGCGACCCTGGTGGGCCGGGTGTACGCAGACGTCACAGGCGTGCAGCTCGGGTGTGGTACCAACCTTCCCATTCTGCGGACTGGAGCCGGCACGGCAGCGGGGAGCCGCTGACGATCTCGATCTTGGCCTCGATGTTCTGGGCCATGACCGGCACCCGGAACCTGGAGGTACGGAGGGCCAGCTCGCCCAGGCTGACTTCCTGGTCGCCAACCTCGAAACCGGTGTACGGGTACGTCATGGTGTCCCGGCCCCGTGGCGTGATCTTGATGCTGAACGACGACGACTTGTCGAACAGCATGGTCCAGGTGCGGAGCTGCAGCTTGGGGCCTGAGATCACAGCCATGCCACCACCGGGCGGCTGTTCCTTCAGGTACTGGGTGCTGAACTCGTACGTCATGTTGTACAGCTCGCCCACAAAGAACTCGGCGCCAGTCAGGTCCCCGCGAACCGTGAGGGTGCCGTTGCCACCAGCGCCCCCAGCAGCGGTCGACGACAGGATCTGAACGACCTGGCCGTGGGCCAAAGAGTTGCCGGCAAAGAACCGGCCGACCACCGCCATGTTGCTGGTGCTGGTGTTGATGGGGTACGGCAGGGTGATGGTGCTCTGGGTGTCGAGTCCGCTCGGCGTCGTCAGTGCCACGGAGCAACTGGCCTCCGTCACCTTGCGATCCACCAACATCTCGACCGTCGTGCCGGCATCCACGGTCTCGGGATGCGTCACAATTTTCTCAAGATAGACACCGTCGGAATACTGCACCACGACGTACAGGTCGGAGTCGACCAGGTCCACGCCGATCACGCTCTTGCCAGCGTTGAACTCCCAGTAACTCCAGGCGCTTTGCAGCTTGTTGTCCCCTTGGAACAGGAACTTGTACAGGTACACGCGCCGGGGCTCGTCCTTGGACACGGCATAGACCGCCTCCTCGGCTGCTGTCGCAACCAGGTTCGACAGGTTCGACGGCAGAAACCGCGGCACCGCTGCTGTGACCTCCTCCGACGTGGGCACCGGGCCCGACGCATCCGGCAAGAAGAACTCTCTCAACCCGCCGTACTCGCCCCTGGGCACCGGGAAGTACATGGTGCGGCCCACGATCACCGGGTCCACCGTTTGGCTCATCTCAAACGCTGTGATCTGGGTGATGGTTGCGGTTTTGGGCGTCAACGATGCAGCAACTGCATTGCCACCACTCAGCCGGAACTGGCCGTTGCGGCTGAAGACCAGCAGCACGTCGGCAAAGGCCAGGCTCGACGTGAGCAGGTTGATCTTTCTGCTGCCGGCACTCAGGTCGATGGGGTCAGAGTCGACCACGGTCTGCACGGACTCCGGCCAGAACCTGTCGTACGCATCAGCTGCCGACATGATGACGTTCTCATCAGCCAGCAACGCAAGCCGGTTGCGGAACAAGTTGACGTTCTGGATCGTGGACCCGACAAAGCTGGGGTTCGGTGCAGTTACGGCATCACCCGCTATTCGGCCAGACCACGTGAACTTCCGAAACGTGAAGGTCCCGTCGTTCTCCCGCACCAGCACGTGGGGCATCGTGGCCGCATCGAACAAGTACTGGATGCCAGGGGCCACCGTCTCCTGCCACACGCCATGGCCAAAGCCTGAGCCTGCAGTGGTCACAAACTTGACGTAGTAATCGTCAGCCCCGGACGCAGCGGAGCCAATGATCTTGACGATGAAGCCGTGCTCAGCCTTAGTCGGCAGGTCAGAGATGGTGTCCACCGTGCCTTTGATGGGCACCGTGGCCGTGCCGATCCTGGTGTCAGAGCTGCCCAGCGTGTAGTCAGTGCCGTCGTTCTTGACGATTCGCACGATGTAGTCGCTGGCCGTGATGGTCCAGCCAGCTCCAAGGGCCGTGGCCAGTGAGTTGCGCAGGTTGAGTGCAATGTCCACGGTGCTGGGCACACTGGAGCCTGCGCTGGCCGTGGTG